TTAAACCTTTTTTTATTTTTTTATATAAATTAAAAATATTAATATCATTGGGCATATATAAAATAAAAAAATGAAAACTGAAAATTTAACCGTTGCTTTCTTTGCTGTTGGATCTGCAATCAAATTTGATAAAAAGAAGCTTTTAAGATCTGACGGAAGTTCTGAGTATTATGCTCTCATAAGACTCTTATTAAAAAATGAATCAATAAGTAGAGTTTTACTTTTATCAAAAAGTGATTGGAGTAGACTATCAGAATCTCAAAGAAAACAATTTGATCCTGAAGGAAAAATTTATGATCCTTTTTTAAAATTACCGGAATTAAGTAAAAGAATTAAGCCTTCTAACATTGATGAAAGAAGACAATACTATATTGATTTTTATAATATTTTAGAAAAGAATGGTGTTAAAGCTGATTTTGGATTAGGGTTTACATCACAAGGCTGGTCTACAACAGCGTTACCTGGTTTTTTAAATACTTTAAAGCCACCTTATGAACCTGTACAATGTTTAGATATGACTTTATATTATGCAAGTGAAGTTATTTATTACTTAAATATGACAGGCCTAAAATGGTGGTTATTAGCAACAGACCCACGTTATGTTAAACCATCTATGAGATATCGTGATATTGTAAATCTTCCACAAAAAGTTTTAGGACAACAAGATTTTGATATTAATTGGTTTGGCGTTAAAGAGTTAAAACGCGATGCATCTGTTGAAAACGATGATTATACAATTCGTAATATTGTTTCAAGATATAGCGGAATTGAAAAAATGAATCTTATGGACGGCGGAGTTTTAAACCCTAGCGATGTAGAAAAACCACATAAGTTTACAATTGTTTCAATGCAATTATCTGCACCTACTTCAAAAGAGGACTTAAGATTTAATATTCTTAAAGAATACATTTTAGACAGAGATCCAAATAAACAAGCAAGAATTTTTGGTAAATGGTCTGATCAATTTAAAGAAGGATATCCTCAATTTAAAGGTTATATAGCAACAGAAGATTTAGATAAAACATTTGCAGAAACAAGATACACTTTAGTTTTACCTACTGCTGCAGGCTGGGTAACAAGTAAATATGCAGAAATGTTACAGTTAGGTGTATTACCATTTCTTCATCCTGATTATGATAATCAATTTCATATAGTTCCAGCAGATCATCCTATGAGAGTTAAAGATGCTGATGATTTTTATAAAAAGATGGAATATTTTGATGCTAATCCTGAAAAAAGAATTAAATTTATACAAGCATTGCAAAAACAATTAATATCAGATGCTCATACTGGTAAGTTTATGGTTGATTTAATAAATCGTTCATTTGTAGAATCTGAGTTAGATATAAATCTTTCAATATCTGAAAATTCTTTATTTGAAGTAAAAGAAAAGGTTATTAAAGAAACAAAAAAACCTGCATTATTTTAGTATGAAAAAATACGCATTAGCAATAGGTACATCTACGTTAGAGTATCTTAACATATTGTTTACATACTATCCAAATGATATGTGTGAGCAATTTGATGTATTTTTCTTTTTTGATTCAAGAAAAATAAGTGAGCAACAAATAAAAGATATAATAAGAAAATACAATCATAAAATTTTTACTGAAGCAAATTATATAGATCTTTCTGAACTTTATCTAAAGTATGAAAAAGAATATGGCCTAATCGGTAAATCTAAAAAAATGTTGTATGAACATGGTTGTATATTTAAAATACTTCAACCTATGTATCTTATTAATGAATTAGGATATGAAAAGGTATTATCTTCAGATGATGACATTTTTATTTTAGGTGATGTAACTGCAATCTTTGAAAACTATAAAGAATTTGTATTTAAAAAGGAACAGCTTTTTATTTTAAGAACTTCAAATAAATATGATACTTTACGAGAGTATAATAAAATTTTTAATCTTAATCTTTCATTAGAACAGGCAAATGGTATAAGTGTAAATGCAGGTAATATTTTAAGTTCTGTAGATATTGATTTATCTAAACACTTTTATAATTTTATAACAAATGATTATGTTCATCATTTATATTATGATTTTGAAGGATATGTTAGGTGGACAGTAGAGCAAAGATTTCAACAATTTAATCTTCATAATCATTTAAGAAATGGAAGATCTGTTGAATTTTTTAAAGCAGAGGACTTAAGATTAGTTTTATCAGTTGATAAAAATCCACAGGAAAAATACCTAAAAACTGCAATGCCTAGACTTATACATTATGCAGTAGGAAAGAAAAAACCTGAATTTTTAAAACAATTTTTAGGTGGTATTGAATGGAAATATAAATTTCGGTATGAACCGAAATATGAATTAAAAAATAAACTTTTTGTTGAAAAACCTGTAAATAAACTTTTTTAAAAAACACAATATAATATTAAAAAATGAAAAAAGTAGTAATAGTAACAACAACCATTAACAGTCCTACATTAGCGACTAAAAAATTCTGCCAAATAGTAAATGATAAAGACAATTTTCATTTTGTTATAGTTGGAGATACAAAAACACCGCACGACGAATATCGAATTTTAGAAAAAGATTACAAAAGAGTAACTTATTTAAGTCCTGAACAACAAGAAAGGTTATATCCAAATTTAAGTACAACCATAGGATGGAAAACTATTCAAAGAAGAAATATAGGATTTGTTTATGCTTATGATATGGGTTGTGATGTATTGGCAACAGTTGATGATGACAACATTCCTTATCCTAATTGGGGTGAAAACATTTATGTAGGTGAAGATGTAATTTATGATAATTATAATTGTGAAAGAGACGTGTTTGACCCTCTATCAGTTACTGTTGATAATTATGTTTGGCATAGAGGATACCCTATTCAATACCTAAAAGACAGACACAATTTAGAATATAGAGGAAAGTCAGTAAAAAAATGTTTAGTACAGGCAAACCTATGGGATGGTGATCCAGATATCGATGCAATGGCCAGATTAAGTTTTAAACCTTGTCTAAATTATAAAGATATAACTGGGCCATTTGGTTCAGAAAAGGTTGCACCATTTAATTCTCAAAATACATTTTTAGCTAGAGAAGTTATTCCTTATTATGCAGTTCTACCTTATGTAGGCAGAATGGACGATATTTGGGGTGGTTATATACTTCAAAAATATTTTCCTAATTCTGTTGTATATGATGTTGCAACAGTTTACCAAGATAGAAATTTACAAGATTTAGTAACAAATCTTGAAAATGAAATAATAGGATATAGAAATACATTAGCATTTATACACAACGATAATAGTTGGGAAAGTATGTTACCTGAAAAAACTCTTGAATTTTGGAAATGTTATAGAGAATCATTTAAAAACTAAAAATTAAATATGAAAAAGAAAGCATTGGTTTTAGGTGGTGGCGGATTTATTGGCGGCCACCTTGCAAAAAGATTAAAGGAAGAAGGCTATTGGGTTAGAATAATTGATATTAAACCTAATCATGAATTTTGGAATCACGATGATATATGTGATGATTATCAAATGGGAGATTTGCGAGACCCAAAGGTTGTTGAAGCTGCATTTAGAGTTGAAACATTTAAAGATGAAATTTTTAGTTATTCATATCACAAACAGCCTTATACGGAAATTTCATATTTTGATGAAGTTTATCAATTAGCTGCTGATATGGGTGGCGCAGGATATATTTTTACTGGTGAAAATGATGCTAATGTAATGCATAATTCTGCTCTTATAAATCTTAATTGTGTTTTTGAAGCTTCTAAATCTGGAGTTAAGAGAATATTTTATAGTTCATCAGCGTGTATGTATCCAGAACATAATCAATTAGATCCTAATAATCCTAATTGCGAAGAAAGTTCCGCGTATCCTGCAAATCCTGATTCTGAATATGGTTGGGAAAAACTTTTTAGCGAAAGATTATTTTTAGCATTTAATAGAAATTATGGATTAGATGTAAGAGTTGCAAGATTTCATAATATCTTTGGTCCTATGGGAACATGGAATGGTGGAAAAGAAAAGGCTCCAGCTGCTATGTGTAGAAAGGCAGCTGAAACTTTTAATAATGGAGAAATTGAAGTATGGGGAGATGGATTACAAACAAGATCATTTTTATACATAGATGATTGTGTAGAAGCAATTATTAAATTTATGAGACAGAATTCTTTTGCTGGACCTGTAAACATTGGATCAGAAGAAATCATTACTATTAACGGTTTGGCAAATATGGCTATAAATTTATCGGGTAAATCAATAACCATAAATAATATTATGGGAGATGATTTTATTAATAAATACGGATTTAAATGCCCAGTTGGAGTAAGAGGGCGAAACTCTGATAATAAATTATATCGTGAAAAAATGAATTGGGAAGTATCTATGCCTTTAATTGAAGGAATGCAAAAAACTTATATGTGGATTAAAGAACAGGTTGAAAAAAATAAAATTAAGTAATATGCAAATTAAGTATGCAAACATAATCCCTCTTGTAGGTGGGATGACAATAGGCAATAAACAAGCAGTAGGTCATAATCCTGAATTTATTGTTAGTTGGGATGCATTTGGAAAAAATGATAGTCATATTGTAAATTACTTAAATGATGTACCTTATCACGTATTACCTGAAAGTGGTGAAGATACAATTACTCCTGATATAAGAAACCGATATTTTGAAAAAATAGATTTTGTTTCGACTGTTTGCCCTTGTGCAGGCTTATCGATGTTAAACAATGCTAGCGGATCTTCCTCTTCAAGAGGAAGTGATGCTGCACAAAATGATTGGATGTATAAATCAGCAGAGTGGGTATTGGAAAATGTTAGGCCTAAAGTATTTTGGGGTGAAAATGCTCCAGGACTTTATACTAGTGTAGGTGCTGGAGTTAGAGCAAGGTTAAAAGAAATAGGAGAAAGATACGGCTACAGTTTTAGTATTGTTAAAACTGATACCTACCTCCATGGAATACCTCAACATAGAAAGAGAACATTTTATTTCTTTTGGAAAGGAACTAACGCTCCACTTTTAGAATGGTATGAAAGAAATAATGAACACAAAGATCTTGTGGAATATCTCTTAGAAGTACCTAGTGATTCTCCTTATCAAAATGAATACTTTACAAGAAGCCACCCTGTTACTGAATGGAAACTTTATGAATATGTTTTAGAAAAAACTGGATTAACAGACCAGGAGTTTAGAAAAAACTATTTAGGAGCTCTTTATCATTATATAAGTGATATGGGATGGATTGATGATGCCATACAATGGATGGATAAAAAATATCCTAACTATACTGGTGAAGAGAGAACTAAACTTGATCATATAAAAAGAAAACTTGCAGATGGTAAAGGTTATTGGGATAGCAGTCCATTTTTTGTTAGTACACATGTAAATGCTATTATAGGAAAAAATATGCATGTATTGGTTCATCCAACTGAAGATAGATTTTTAAATATAAGAGAGTGTATGTGGCTCATGGGTCTCCCTCATGATTTTACACTAACTAAAGAAAATCAAGTTTGGAACCACATTGCACAAAACGTTCCAGTAAAAACTGCTAAATCATACACCGAACAAGTTATGAAATACATAAATGGTGAACTTAGAGATAGTGGTAATCAATTTTTAATGCAAGATAATAACACAAAACAAATTACGGATTCTGAGAAATTTATTTCACAGAAAAAAACTTTTAAAGTTACCGCAACATTTTAAACAATTTAAACTTTTTTAATATAATTTAAAAACAAATTATGGAACTAAAATTAGAAAAAATTGACAATTACGAACTGTCATCATTTATTAAAAAGCTTATTCCTATTGATAAGTTTATTTTCTTAAAGATAGGTAAAGAAGATATGGTTTCTTCTGTTTATTTTCCTGAAAGAGATGCTGTTAAATTAGTTAATGTACCTAGTAAAGATGTACTTAAAGGCGATATTAAAAAACCTATTAAAGTAAGTTTTTATAATGGATCAAAAGTAATTGATGCGCTTTCTCATTTTGGTGGAGATATTAAAGGAAGTATTAAGTACTCTGAAATGGATGGAGAACTTATGGCTAGTGACTTTGTTTTACAAAACGATGACCTACAGATAAGTCTTGCATGTGCAGATCCATCACTTTCATTTATGGAAATGTCTAAAGAAGAAACTAATAGAGCATTCGGTACCGATTCAAGACTTTTTGAATTTGATCTTTTAACTACTCATGTAGATAAAATGAAATCATTATTTAATCTTGAAAAAGAAGAAGATACATTTACATTAAAACTATCAGAAAAAGGAGTAAGTGTTAAAGGAAATACTTATGATGCTGTTCTTTCTCACTCTTATGAAGGCGATGCTGTTGACGGAACAAATGTTATTATTTATAAAAAATACATAAATCTTTTGGACAAAGAAAATTATAGAGTTATTGTTTGTAGTAATAAAGTAGTTTTTAAATCCTTAGATACAAATACCCACCTAACTGTTGCTGTTGCAATAAGCGATGAAGATTAATTAAAGGGAGTTTAACTCCCTTTTTTTATCTAACTTATAATTAATATAAATGACAAAGACGGATTTTAAAAATCAAGAAGAAGAATTGGCCCATTATAAAAAAATGGCTAGTGATTATTATAATTATGAGCAAGCGGTCAAGTTATGCTTAAACAGCATCTACGGCGCATTCGGTAATCCTTACTTCTATTTCTTTAATGTTGATATTGCTGAAACCATTACTCTTCAAGGCAAGGACGCTATTCTTTATACTGAAGGTTTACTTAATAAGTACTTTAAAGAATTTTGGCATAAAGATAAAGAAGTTCATGAAAAAATGGGAATAGAAGTAACAGGTAAAATAGAAAAGCCTGTAGGAATTTATATTGATACCGATTCCATTTATGTTAAATTTGAAGAGATAATAAAAAAATCAACATGGAAAGGTAGTGAAAAAGATTTTATACTTTTACTATATAAGGTAAGACTTGCCGACTACATTGAAAAGATTCTACAAAAGTATGCTGATGACAATAATGCAGAAAACTTTTTAAATTTTGAATTGGAATCTATTGCAAAAAATGCAATATGGTTGGCAAAGAAAAAGTATATGCAAAATATTGTTTGGAAAGACCCAAACATTCACTATGATGATTTAACTAAAATTAGTGCCAAGGGTTTTGAAATTATACAATCATCAACACCACTTTTTGCAAGACAAAAATTAAAGGAACTTTTAACATATATCTTTTCTAAAGAAACACTTAATATGAAAGAGTTTGCAAATCTTCTTAAAGAAATAAAAAGACAATTCAGATTAGCAAATGTAGATCATATCAGTTTTTCAAAGAATGTAAATAATTATCATAAGTATATTCTTAATGATAAAGAACAATTTGAAATAGGCTTAAAATGTCCTATTGGAGTTAGGGCTACAGGTTATCATAATTATCTTTTGCATAACAGTGGCCTAAAAGGAAAGTATCAACCTTTAGGTAATGGAAAAAAGTTAAAAATGTATTACTCTATGGATCCATCCTGTGAAGTATTTGCATATGAGCCTGGCGAATTTCCTTATGAATTTGCACCTCAAATTGATTATGATACACAATTCGAAAAAACTATACTTGATCCTATAAATCGCGTAATTACTGCAATGGGATTTAAGGGATTTAGTAGAAATCTAATTTATACAACAAGTTTATTTTAAACAAATTAGACTTTTCACAATATAAAATAAAAACATGGCAAAAACATTTTCGTTTGAAGACCTTAATAAGGAAATGTCTAAACACTCTACATACGGAGAAACATTAGACAAGTCATCAATTTCATCTATTGATCACTACATACCAACAGGCAATTTTAATCTTAATGCTTGTTTAACTGGTTCGTTTTTTGGAGGATATCCTAATAATCGTGCAGTTGCAATTGCAGGACCTAGCGGTACAGGCAAAACATTTTTACTTCTTAATGCAATTAAGCAAGCTCAAGATATGGGTTATTTTATTGTATTTTATGATAGTGAAAATGCAGTAGATAAAGAATTGGTAGAAAAATTTGGTGTTGATCCTAAAAGATTTAGGTATGAACCTTGCAATACTGTTCAGGATTTTAGAAGTTCTGTTACTGCTTTAACAGATCTTTTAATAGAACAAAAAAATAAAGGTGCAGAAATACCAAAAATTCTTATAGCATTAGATTCAGCTGGTAATCTTGCAACACAAAAAGAAGTAGATGATGCAAAGAGTGGAAGCGATAAAGCTGATATGACTCGTGCAAAACTTCTTAAGTCTACATTTCGCATTCTTATGACTAAATTAGGTATATGTAAAATTCCATTTCTTTTTACAAATCATACCTATATGACACAAGATCTTTTTTCCAAGCAAATTGGAGGTGGAGGAACTGGTCCTGAATACGCTGCATCTATAATTCTATTTTTAGCAAAGGCAAAATTAAGCGAAGGCGCAGAACAAACAGGCATTATTGTAACTGCAAAACCTAACAAGAATAGATTTGCAAAACCATATCCAATTAAGTTTCATATTTCTTTTGATAAAGGGATGAATCCTTATGTTGGTATGGAAGAGTATATTAGTTGGGATAATTGTGGAATTGAACGTGGTCGTTTTATAAATGAAGCAACTTATTTAAAATTAAGTGAAGGTGATAAATCTCAATGCAGAGCTCATGTGGTTAGTAAAAATGGAAATGATGTAACTATTTATTTTCAGCCTTCTCAAACTGCTAGAAAACTTTGTGTAAAACATTTAAGTGATACTGTTGAACTTAATGAATTATTTACACCTAGAGTTTTAACAGAAGAAGTAATTAAAATGTTAGAACCTATTGCTTCTAAAAAGTTTAAATATAGCACAGGTGAATTTACAGAAGAAGATTTTTCTGTAATACTAAATGAAGATGAAAATGCTGAAGAAAACAATTAATACATCAAAACTTAAAGCTAAATATATTTTAGGCTGTTATTCTACAATAAAAGGATATCCTGATGCCGAAGATGTTATATATGAAATGATTGATGATTATTGTTCCAAAATAGCAAAAGAAATAAAGTTTACAAATGTTTCTCTTCAAAAGAAATATGGTTTAACCGAAATTAGAACTAAAGAAATACTTAATTCTTTACTAGATTGGAAAATTATACAAGAAGCACATTCAACATCAGCATACATTACATATGAAGTAATAAAGAATCCATACGAATAGTTTTAAAGGTTGAACTTAGGTTCAACCTTTTACTTTAAACAAATAATGTTTTTTCCATATAAAATTAAAATATGAACTCAAGCATAGATCACGAAAAAATATTTTTTAATTATTTTTTAGATAAGCCACATTATTTAAAAAATATAAGGCCTGGATTTTTTACAAATTCTGACCTTGATAATATTGCAAAAATAGCAAAGGATTTTTATACAAAATTTGGTGAAAGCCCTTCTAAGCATCAAATGAAAGCATTATTAGATAATGATGCAACAGAAATACCAAATGAAATTGTAAGTTCTATTTATGATATTAATATTAAAGAATATGATAATGATTGGATAAAGAGAACTGCTGAATCTTGGATTAAATGGAAACACTTTGATAAGCAATTAATTAAAACTATTGAGTATGTAAAAACACAAACGGTCTCTGCTGAAAATGTTGAAGATGTTGTAAAACGAGCAATCGGTATGATTTCTACTGATGGTTCTGTTAATTTTAACACTGACTTAGGATTAGATTTCTTTAATCCAGAAGATCATATACAAAGAAAAACAAATAAGTTAGAAACAGGTTGGACTTTTATTGATAATGTATCAGGTGGTGGTTATGATCCTAAATCTCTTATAGTATATGCAGGTGAGCAGAATGTTGGAAAATCAATTTGGTTAGCAAATGATGCAGCTAATTTTGTTAGAATGGGTCATAATGTAGTTTTTATTACTGCTGAAATGTCTGCACAAAAGGTTATGAAACGTATAGGAAGTAATCTTCTTTCTATTCAAATGATGGAGTATGATGAAAAATCAGCTAATCGTGATTTTGTTAAAAGAAGATTAGAGCGTGTATCAAGAGGTCTTTTACCACCTGGTAAACTTTTTATAAAAGAATTTCCAACATCTCAGGGTACCATACTTGATATAGAAGCATATTTAAAAGACCTGGAAGAAACACAGGATCATAAAGTTAATGTCCTTGTTGTTGACTATATAAATATATTAGCCAACTATAGAAATCCCAATACAGAAAATACTTATATGAAAATTAAGCAGATAGCAGAAGATCTTAGAGCTTTGGCTGTTAAGAGAAATATGCTAGTAATTTCTGCTACACAAATTAACAGAGGTGCATGGGATTCTACTGAAATTAAAATGGAAAACATTGCAGAATCTGCAGGTCTCGCTCATACTGCAGATGTTATGTATGCAATTATACAAGATTCAATGATGCATGCTAATCGTGAATATTGGCTAAAAGTTTTAAAAATTAGAGATGGTCAAGGTAAAGGAAGTCGTTGTAGATTTCAAATTGATTATGATCATATGAGAATAACTGAAACCGAAGATGTAACACACTAAAATAAAAAACATGGAAGAAGATAAAATTTTTAATAATTCATACGGTACACAAGATTTAACCGATACAAAAATAGTTTTTAAAGTAGCACCTTCATATGAAGATAATATGGACTTTGATGATAGGGTGCATTACGATCTTCTTTTTGAAAAGATTGATTTATTAATTAAAGGTAGCGAATTTGAACACTTAAATGAAATGACACATGGTGGTGTTTCTAAAAAATTAAATAAAGTACAAATTAATAAAGTTTTCTTTTACGTAATACAAAATGTAGGAGAAGATTATTCAAGAATTGATATTTTTAGTGTTCTTTCAGACTATTTTGATGTATTTCCTAATAAGTTTTACAATTCACTTTCAAATAAGTTTAAAGATGAACTTATACATGAATTAGATAAAAAATACAATATTTTAGAAAAGAGAAAAATAAGAAAACTATTTTAATATGAGTAAAAGAATATGGATGATATCCGACACACACTTAGGCTGTAGATCCAATTCTGTACTTTGGTTATCAATTATAGAGGATTATTTTTTTAATTTTTTCATACCTTTAGTAAAAAAGGAATACCGTGAAGGCGATGTACTTTTTCATTTAGGTGATGTATTTGATAATAGGCAAAGTATTAATCTTGCTGCACAACATTTAGGTATAAGAGTATTTGAGGAACTTTCAACAGTATTTCCTGAAATACATGTTATTGTTGGTAATCATGATATTATGAAAAAGAACTCAAACGAAATAACTTCGGTTGATTGTATAAAATACGTACCTAATGTAACAGTTCATAAAGAACCTAAACTTCTTAAGATAGGAAATAGTAAATGTTTACTTATGCCTTGGCGTAAAGATAGTGATCATGAAAAAGAAACACTTTTAGAGTTTAAAAAACAAAAGCCAGATTACCTATTTTGTCATACCGAAACTCAAGGTGTACAAACAAGTCCAAATACAAAACATTTACACGAAGGTGGAAATGATCTAAATGTATTTAAGGATTTTAAAAAGGTTTACTCTGGCCATATACACTATAGACAAGAAAAAGGAAACTTTGTTCTCGTAGGTAACCCTTATCAAATGACAAGGTCTGATAGAGGAAATACCAAAGGAATTTATATTTTAGATTTAGATACAAACACTCATAGATTTATACCTAATGATAGATCTCCTATGTTTATTAGGTATTATATAAATGATCTGTTAGATAGAAGAATGGGAGAACTAGAGAGCGAAATAGAGGGTAATTTTGTAGATATACAAATTCCTTCAAATGTTTTAGGAAAATACAACATTAATCGTTTCTTGGATATTTTAGATGGAAAGGCTAAAAGTTTAGAACCTAAAATATATGATGAAGATAATCCTATTGATTATGGTGAAGTGGATGAATCCGATTTAAAGGGTGAAGTTAATTTATTAAAAATAGCTGATGATTTTATAGCTAATCTTAATTATGATGAATCTCTAAAAGATAGACTTAAACATTCTATTTTAGAACTTTATAAACAAGCACTTACGTATGAAAATTAAACGTCTTGAGTTCAAAAACTTTGCAAGTTACGGTAATAGAACACAAGTAATAGAATTTGACAAAGATAGAAGTGATCTCTTTTTAGTCTTAGGGCAAAATGGGGCAGGCAAGAGTACATTAGCAAAGGTTATAACATATATGTGTTATGGCAGAGTTGATGGAGCTAATCTTAGAGATCTTGCTAATCGTGTAAACGGTAACCTTTGGGGTAAAATTTGGTTAGAGAGTAAAGGTAATAATGTAATAATTGAAAGAGGCATACTTCCAGGTATTTTTAAAGTTGAAGTAAATGGTTCAGAATACGATGTTGCTGGTAAAACAAATTTACAAGATTTTTTAGAAACTGAAATTTTTGAAATACCATTTCATGTTTTTAAAAATGTAATTATTCTTTCTGTTAATGATTTTAAGTCATTTATTACAATGTCTCCTTATGATAAGAAATTAATAGTTGATAAAATCTTTGGATTTTCAATTATAAATCAGATGAGAGAATTGGTTAAAGAAAAAAAGAAAGGCATTTTAAATGAAATAAGAACATTTGACGATGAAATAAGAACTCTTGACGAATCAATACAATCAATACAGCATAAAATAGAAGAAATAGAAAAGTTAAGTAAAGAAAAGGATGCGAATAAAATAAAAGAATTAAAAGATAGACTTATTAAGTTAAACGATAACAGAAAAATTTTAAAGGATGCAATTCTAAAAAATAAAGAAAGACTACAAAATTACGAATCATCTGTTAAGACAATGTCTAGTAAAAAGTCAGAACTAAAACATAGAATAGATACAATAAAAAAAGATTTAACTTTATATGATCAGAACTGTTGTCCTACTTGCCAAGGTCCTCTTGATTCGCAATTTCATCAAAACATTAAAAATGAAAAAGAAAATTTATTAGTTAGTAATTTTTCAGAATTAAAAAATGTAGAAGATCAGTTAGTAACAGAAGAGCTGTCCTTATCACAATTAAGAGATAAAGGTAGAGAAATACATGTAAGAATTGCACAGTTAGAAACGCAAATGGAAAATATAAAAAATGAATTACTTTCATTTTCTAACGGCATGAACGATACTGAATCATCAAACTTTAAAGAATTGGTTACTGAATTTTCTAAAAAGAAATTATCAAAATCGGAAGAAAGATTAGGTTATGAGGCTGAGGATAATTACTTCTCTATTCTTGAATCTATTATGGGTGAAGATGGTATAAAAAATATGGCTATTAGATCTATACTTCCTGCACTTAATAATAATGTACTTTTAATGGGAAAGGAAATGGGAATACCTTTTGCTATTAGATTTGATGATAAGTTTAATTGTACACTACATCATTTAGGAAATGAAATAAGTGCTAAAACATTAAGTACTGGTGAAAGAAAAAAGGTTGATTTTGTAATCATAATGGCTTTAATAAAAATGATTAAGGTTAGGTTCCCTTCTCTTAACATACTTTTTCTTGATGAAATATTTTCTTCTATAGATTCTGATGGTGTTTATCATATTATTAAAATACTTCATGAAACAATACATGAAATAGGACTTAATACATTTGTGATTAATCATACAGTATTACCTAGTGAATATTTTGATAAAAAATTAGAAATAACAAAAGATGCAGGTTTTAGTGAATTTTCAATTGAAAGCATCATATAAATATTAAAATATGCTATAAATAATGTCTTCATACAATCAAGAATTTAATAAAGATAATGTCATATTGAGATACATAATAGTATCTCTTTTGGCAGAATTAAGAGATAAGGTTTATTATTTTAATAGAATAGACGAAGACACATTATCAAAAATAAACGTGCCTTTTTATTATTCTGTTACTGGTGACGAAAGATTTTTAGTTGATAATTTTTTATATGACGCAATTGAAGAAGGTAAGGCTATAGGTGATTATGAAGTAGTTCCTAGAGGAATGGTACAACTTAATTCAATGGCTATCGATACCGGTAGCATGACAAACAAATTTGTAAGATCTGAATTTGTAAGAGAATATGAAGGACAACTAAAAACATATATGTTAGAAACAATGTTTGTGCCATTTGATTTTACATTTGGCGTAACTGTTGTTTGTTCTGATAATCTTGAAATGTTAAAGGTCACTGAATCCATTATATCTAAATTATACAAAGCAACACTTTTCCAGGTAGATTTAGGAATGTTTAGAGTTGAATCAAGCATACAAATACCTGAAGATTATAGTCAAGATCGTGCATTTGAATTTACATTTACTGATAAGAAAGAATTTAATGTTACATTTGACATTGAAGTAAGAACATTTATGCCAGTTTTTGAAGGTGGAATACTTTTACCTGAAATAGAACAAATGACACGAAATAGTAATGTTAATCCAAATAATGAAGGCATAGGTATGTTTAGAAATGGAAAACTTTATTTTGGTGGAGTTTTGCAAGAATTCAATTATGGTGTTAATGATATGAGATTTGCTCCAATTCAAAATATACTTAGTAATAAAGGATTGCCAGAAACTCCTACCACTGAAAATGGCGGACTTTTTTTTACAAATGAAATAACATCTGCGGCTCCAGAAGTTGAATCCCCAGAAAGTAAGCAATTTAGAAATGAATAACAAAAATAATATATTTTCATAAATATATAAAACAAATAAAAAAGTCCAATATGAAGAATCCTTTAAATGAAGGTCAGACTCAAGTTTATATGAACAGTCATGTTACACCACAAGTAGGCATTGATTTAAATGCTGCATACTTAAACCAAGTTCCATCACAATTGATGGATTTGGTTATAACTTTATTTAATTCTGGTAGCAAAACCGGGTTAGTAAAAGGTAAAGTTGTAAATATGGGTGGGAAAACAGATGCTCAAGTTTTAGCGGTTTTAGTTGGTATGGGTACACCTCAACAACTTGCTCTTGCTGCAATACAAAAATATAGACAATTAACAAGTCCTAATATAACAACTGAAAACTTAAATCAAAAAAATCAACATAAGATGAAATTTACACTAGCAAATCTTTATGAAGCTGTTAGCAACAGTTTACAAGAATTAAAACAAATAAATTCAGATAATTCAAGAATTTCGTACTCAACAACTGATTCTATCAAAATTCTTGAAAATCAATTACAACATTTTCCGTTAAGATTCCGTAACAATTCATCAGAAGTAATCAGTGAAGATGTAGAAAATGCAGTTAATCCTACTCTTAAATTTAAAATTGCAAGAGATGTTTATAACGGTCTTTCTACACATTCTTGGATTGATCCTGTTAAAAACTTAAGATCTTATATTCAAACTGTATTTGAATCTAATAAATTATTGTTTAGAATAAGTGAAGCAATCGAAAGAGTGTCAGTACAAAAAAGCACACTTAACGAAAAATTATCGAACGAATTAGGTAATATCTTATTAGAATCTGATGGCGATGTTTACGGTAAATTAGAAGCAGTCGCAAAAAGAAATCCTTGGTCTAACGATTGCAAAGCAATTATGAATGAATTAAAAATTCAAGAGTCTAAACTTATTAATACAAGAGAAGGTAGAATAGTAAAAATTTATTCTCCTGTATTAGAAAATCAAAATGGCGTATTTTTCCATTTATACGGAAAAGATTACACATTAGTAGAAGGCGAAATTAAAGAAACACTTGTTACCGATTCACGTTTTAGAAATGTTCTTGAAGGTTTAAAATTATTTAAACAAGAAGGCGATAGTTTCTTAACATTTGGACAAAATAATAAAGTATTAGAATATAATGTTACTACTGGTAAAATTATGTTAGGTGAGTATGATTTGACTAATGTAAGTGAAATCGAACTTAAAGAAGCTTTAATGACAACTAACTTCTTTGGCTACAGAGATCAGTGGAAAGTAGATGTTACATGTAGACTTTTTGAAAGTATTGATATGATTTGCGAAATGGATAATTTTACATCTATTCAATCTCAAGAATTTTTAGCACTTTACCTAACAATGATTAACATTGAAGAATCAATTTTTATTAATAAAGTAAATGGTTCAATGAAACTAAATGAAATGGTTAAAGTTAATACTGCAACCGAGGCCGTTAACATGATTAGAGAATTTATTAATTATGATGTTACGCCTATTCTTTCTGAAAGATTGGTAAAAGAAAACAATCAAAAGGCAATTCAAGAAAAAAAGACAAAAGAATTAAATGATTTAATTTCTTTTCTTGAAAGCAAAAAGGTAGAAATTAAAACTGCAATCAGCACTTATGGTGAATCCACTGAATTAAAAGAAGCACTTAATCTTGTTCAATCTGAAATTACTCAAAAAGAAAGAGAATTGGCAAATTCTTATATTATAGAAAAAGACGAGAAAAAAAAAGTAAGCAGTATATAAAAGATGGCTTAGTAAAAGCATCTTTAAACGTAGATATAAAGGATGGTCCTAAAAAAGGAACTGAGGTCTTAGTTAATGTTGAAGATTATTCTTTGGCAGATGACGAAGGCCTCATTTCAGTTATAAATCCTAAAAATGAAAACGATGATCTTTATGTAAAAAAATCAGATGTTGTTATTAATCCTAATGCGTTAAAACCATCAAAAGAAGATACGAAAAAGAAAAAGGAAGATAAGAAAGAAGACGACCCATTAGCAGGATTAGGTTTATAGATTTAAACTTTTTAGAAAGTTTTTATATAATAATTAAAACTAATTAAAAATGGCCAGAAAAAGAAATTATCTCAATAATAAAGATCTTTTAGAAGAAATTAAAAAATCTCAAGAAATTAACGAACTTACTCCAAAGGCATTAGAATTTTTAATGCTTCTTGCTGATAAATGTTCAATGAAACTTTCATATAGAAATCCAGAAGATAGGGAAGATTGTATAGCTTATGCATATATGGATCTTTATAGATATTGGAGAAATTTTAATCCAGAAAAAAGCACTAATGCATTTGCATATTTTACTGAAATAGCAAAGCGTGGATTTGCAAAAGGTTGGAATAAATTACATCCAAAAAAATATGCAGGAACTGTTTCAATAAATGGAAGTGAAGATAGCGATGGAATTTATACAATATAAATGGACATAAAAAAATTAAAACCAACTGCTAAGTCAGGATATAAACAAGGTTATTATAAACCTCATAATCCAGAAAAATATGTAGGAAGACTTCCTATAATTTACAGAAGCAGTTGGGAAAGAAAATTTTGTCATTGGTGCGATCATAATGAAGAAGTAATAGGTTGGTCATCAGAGCCTTTTGAAATATCTTATTATAACATACTTGATAAAAAATACCATAAGTACTATCCTGATTTTTATGTAAAAATGAAAAAGGGTGAAATATATGAAGAGTATGTTGTTGAAATAAAACCTAAAGCTCAACTTAAAAAACCAGAACCACCTAAGAGAAATACCAAAAAAGCTTTAGAAAATTTTAAATATGGTTATGAATCATATATTAGAAATCTTTGTAAAACCGATGCCTTAAATAAGTTGGCAGAACAGAGAAAGTTTAAAGTTATGCTTCTTACCGAAGATTCAAATATATTTTAATTTATGGATCTTACAAAAATGTTTAGTGAAAATCTTGATAATTACATTAAAGATAGCGGTGGAAGAAATCGTGCTTCTGAAAAATCTATTAATGATATAATAAAGCTTTCCGATAGAAGTAGAGGTTTACTAAAAAAGGCAAAAATGTATTCATTTGAATATTTTACAAAAAATGAAACATTTTATGACAGTAATCCACTTGTAATTGGTTTAGGTAAAGTCAACGGTGTTAATCAATTAGCTATAAATCTTCACTATATGCCTTATGACATAAGAAGATCTTTTTTAGGAGATTTATTAAATTCGCTAACAAGATCAATAACTAAACAAATAAATGGTCCTAAATTAGGAAATCCTAGTTCTCAAAATGAAATTAACTTTTTTAATTGGGAAAATCTTGAAATTGCATTTGGTAAAAAATACAACCTAAAGTATTGTATAAGACAATATAGAATGGATAAAATGAAAAGCCAATATCAAATTGGATATGAAAATTGGTATTTAGGTTGTATCAATGATCAAAATAGATTTATAGGTGGAAATATAGGAAATGCTCAATCTTTATATTATAAGAATATATAAAACAACAAAAATACTATAAATGTCAGGTTTTACAGATAGAAGAGGTGCTTTAACAAATGATAACCCTGTAAGAAAAATCCTAAAGGATTTATCTAATTTAGGAATGGCTTATGACGATATGGTTATAAGAAATTCTAGAGCAATTGGATTTACTGAAAATCAAATCGGTTATTCTTTTAACCCTATGGGTTCAGATGCAGATGATTTTTATGGAGCATTTGCAGCACTTTCATTAACTGATACTAATCTAAAAAAGAGTATATCATTTTTTGATAGAGATTATGTAAAAAAGAGAGAGCAGCTAAGAAAATATGCAGTACAAGATGAAATAGAAGATATTCTAGATGTTATAACAGATGAGGCAATTGTATTTGATGAATCCAACTACATGGCTTATGCTCACTTCTTTGGACAAATATCAGAATCTGTAGAAGAAGAAATAAATGATGTTTATAATAACATTTATAATTATTTTGGATTTAATGATGCTCTTAATCCTTGGAATTATTTTAGAAAATGGTTAGTCGATGGCTATCTTGCATTTGAAATTGTTTATAATGATAAACAAACTGAAGTAATAGGATTTAAAGAGCTTGATCCAGTTTCATTAATGCCAGGTGTTGATACAGAAAGTGGAAAACGTGTTTGGGTACAGTATAAAAATCAAGGCGCAAAAGAAAGAAAGCTTTATGATTCTCAAATAATTTATATTTCATATTCACAGGTTAATTCACCGCAAAGAATTAGTTATGTTGAAAGGCTAATTCGTTCCTTTAACTTACTTAGAATAATGGAACATAGTAGAATTATATGGGCAGTATCAAATGCTTCATTTAAAACTAAATTTGTTATTCCTGTTGGTGGTAAATCAAAAACTAGAGCAAAACAATCTCTTGCACAGTTAATGAATAGTTATAGAGAAGTTGTAGATTTTGATTTTGATAGTGGCGAAATACAGACAAATGGCAGATCAATGATGCCTTTTAATAAGGAATATTGGTTACCATCAAAAGACGGAGAATCCCCTGAAATTGAAACTATAGGCGGCGATGGTCCTGACTTAGGAGATACGGAATCTCTTAAATACTTTTCAGATAAATTAAAACTTGCATCTAAAATACCATTTTCGCGTTTTGATAAAGAAGGTGGAGCAACATATGAAATGGAAGCAAGTGGAATGATGAGAGATGAAATTAAGTTTTCTAAATTTATTGATAGGTTAAGATCAATATTTCAAGAAATTCTTGTTAAGCCTGTTTACATACAAATGTGTCTTAATCATCCAGAATTAAAAAATGATATATCATTTAAAGCAGGATTAGGCCTTAAATATGTTAGAGATAATGTGTTTGAAGAAATGAAAGAAATGGATCTCCAAACAAAACGAGTTGATTTTAT